CACTTACCCTCCAGTTGAATAGAAGCCACCCGTCTTAAAGATGACTGGTGTAGAGGACCATACTCTTGTCATGCTAACTTGGCAACATGTAGGTACTGAGTCATCACCAAACTCTTTAATTACTTCCCGTTGATTACCACATTCATTACACTTATACTCATAGGTTGGCATTACTCACACCCATCTATCTCGGTTGGGGCAGTGGCTAAGCTGCCGCATACTGCACACTCCATGTCAAGGAAATACAAAGCTATGGTCTTGTCTTGAAACATAACTTGTAAGTTAAATATCTGTGAACCACAAGGGCATACCTCTGTTGGTATACCCCTGTAGTCAGCCTTAAGCTTTAGCTTTTTCTGTTTTCGGATTCGCATCTGAATTCCAAAACAGTTTGTAATACTCTATGTCAAGAGCAAAACGTTTAATATGTTTAACCGTTGCACCTGTGTGTGCATACAATGGTATGCCTGCTTCTCCCATAGCTCTGAAGAAGTTAATATCTTCTGATACAAAGTCTTCACCAACACCTGTCTCATTAAAGAATGGACGGTTGCCATGGAACTCACGCATCTTTACACCTACACTCCGGTGCATCACCAGAAAGCCAAAGCCAGCAGCGCCAATCTTGACCAACGCATTTGCTGGCAATGGGTGAACGTACCCAATCTGGTTTACCTTGTCTGTCCAGCTGAATATCGCTGGGTACGGTGCCATCAGTGATTGTTCATTCTCCTTTGATACGAAATAAACCCCAGAAATAACTGGTTTTGTGGTCGGGTCAACCTCATTCCATAGCAACTTCAATGCTTCTTTAGTTAACTCAATGTCTGAATCAACCCATAGAATCCAATTAAAGTCTGTGTTATCTAACCAGTAATCAAAGGCAACTTGTCGTTGTCTGCCTATCTGATTACCTTGAATACGCATGGCTGACTTAATAGGTACATCAGATGTAAGTGCTGTATAAACTAATCCTTCAGTAAACTTACCATCTGTTGTTCCATTATCACACCAACATACTATGACTGAATCATTCGCTTGTTCCTTCAGCTGTTGTTTCGCTATCTGATTCACTGGTTTCTTCTTGTGTGTCTTGGTCATGGTAAGCCCTCCAGCCACCTAGGTTTTGTACTATTGATGCCAACGCTCGTTGGACTTTCATGCGGGCACCATCAGCTGTAGTACCCATCTCCTCTGCTACATCAGACCACTCAGCCTGCTCATTCATAAAGCGCAGACGCAGAATGTTTTGCTTAGCTTCAGATAGTTTGTAATAGCCTTTGGCTATATCAGATCGCAAGGCTAACCAGTTCATACCATCACTGATCTCACCGTTGCTAAACTTAAGGTTTAAGTCTTTGATCTTAGATGGCATCTCATAGCTTTCTACAATGATAGAAGGCAGGAATGCTTCGATTACAGATACATCATAGTAATAAAGATCTGTCATGTCATAGCCTAACACTTTAGCTTTTTCTTTTTCAGAATACTTTAGGCATTGGTTACGCAAGGACTTAGCAATTAATTTATCTTTATCCTTTTCTTCTAAGGTAGACCACTCTTTAAACTTCTTAGGGTGGGTAACAAACCAGAGATACATCTCTTGCTGTAGATCATCTATCTCTACCATAGGGTATTTCTTTTTATACTCCGAGGCTATCCGTAGCATCATCTCTTTGTACTCTAGCCACTGGTCAATGTTGTGTTTCATGGTAGCTGAATGTCCCCATTAACAATAGGCACTGAGTAAGGGATTACTTGTCTTCCCTTTTGAATCAAAATACCTATGCCTTGTTGCCAGTTGGCAACACCAGAAGTTAAGTAACTGGCTTGCTTGATATCCATCAAGTGTCCAACTTCTAATCCGTAGATAGTCTTGTTCTTACCGTACAGACCAGTAGTCTCATGTTGCACACCAAGCTTGTGAGTGTGTCCGCAGACTACAGACTTGCCTACTTTCCTAGCCAAGTTCATAGCAGTACTGCCTGGAGTTTGAATTGATCTACCTTCGTCACCATGTGCCATGATCCAGCCAGGTAGTAGTTCTTTAAACTTATGTAAGTATTGGATGTTTAAAGAATGATACCCCAGCAGTTCTTCAATCTTGAGAGTTTCAAGAGTGCTGAATGCTGGGGCATATTTTCTAATGTATGTTTGGATTCGATCTGTGTGATTAGATCTTTGAATAATAAACGGTTTGTTTCTTCCGAGTGCCGTTCGGAAGTCCGCCATTATTTCGTATGTTAAATCTATAGAATCTTGTAGGGTTGGTGCATACTCACCAGCCATACCTTTGTTCCATCGTGATGGTTCGGGTGCATCTAGTTCATCACCCACGCACCACAATTCGTGGGGCTTGTACCAGCGAATGAACTTCATCACTGCATTGACAGCCGTGTCGTCTTGATACGGTATCTGCAGGTCGCTCAATACCACCACTCTGCGTTGTCGTGTTGTCATTAGGTATACCTTCCCATTGTCCGTTTTGGACTAGTATGCCTATTATGGCATAGTTTGCTAAATCAATGAAGGTATCTCTAAGACTTTCGAAGTTCGGCGTGTCGTTACCAGTTTGGATGAGGTGACTAAACCTTTGGAGTTTGTCAAACATTCGTACTCGTAATCCATTGTAAGGTCCACCTGGTGCAAGCGATATGTTAAGCGGACCATAGTCGTCTTGTTTTTTGAGTAAGATAGTTTTAAGTTCGTTGAGGATTGCATCGACATCATTTTTGTCCTTCATCTAATATTTCCTTTACTTTCAACTCGAAGTTTTTCATGCCTTCATTAACTCTTAATTCATTCCATACTTTTTCTGCTTGACCTAGCGGAGCTGCAACAAGCAGCGCAGCTAGTCCAATGAGGAGTTCTTGTGCTCCTTGCTGATCGTCAATATTAACATGATAGATATCATAAAGAGCCCCAAGAAGGTCAAGAGTTTTATCTTCCGTGACCGCAATTCCTATGCTCCCTTCCATATGTTCAACATGCCTCCAGATAGTTTCATCAAGAGGTAATACAATCTCTGACTCGCTCATCGATCCATTCCTTTCCTAGTTTAATGACGACGCTATTAACATCCTCACCGTCTGGCATTGGTATTACATTGGCATTAGGTAACTCTCTAGTTATCCTCTTACCAAAATCAGCACCTGCATTATCTCCATCAGCTAAGACAACAACAACATCAAAGTCATCTAAGATCCTAGTGTAATGAGACTTCCAGTTGTTAGCTCCTGGTATACCTACTGTTGGATGACCAGTCTTAACTGACATAACAATACAATCAAACTCACCTTCGGTTACACAGATATACTTCTGTGCTGCGAAGCAAGCATTAGTATTAAACATCGTAGTCTTAGCACCAGCCATACCCATATACTTAGGGTCTTCACCGTTCATACTACGGAATCTAATATCCACTACACCACTAGGTGTAATGTAAGGGATAGCAAGTCTTCCAATAAAAGGTTCATGACTAGGAAGCGGATCGACGACCACTCCCAAATGAAATAGTCGAGCCTCGTCTACCGAGAGTTGTCTTGTTGCTAGATAGTCTGTTGCTTGATCTATGTGTAGAGCGTACTGTTGTGTCGCCCGTAGTAGAAATTGTCTGTGCGAATTCGATAGCTTCACTTAATGTTCCCCCTCTCTGAAGTCTAATTAAATCATATGTATCCCCTGATACACCACAACCATGACACTTAAATCTATTGATGTCAAAGTTAACAGCTGAACTTGCAGTGCTATCATCATGGAATGGACATCGCATCTTGCGCCATCCATATCCTCGAGCAGGAACCTTAGCACCAATATGGTTCAAGTAATCTTCTATTGAATGTTTATCTGTCATCTAATACTTTCCTCAATAATTCTACCCATACATAACCAGGCATAGTACAGTACCAATCACCAGGGCTTCCTCTCCCCTTGCGTTTGTGCCATACTACACCTGTCCATGCTTTATCATTAGCCATCTCGACTAATAATTCTTCCACCCAGCCCGCCAAATCCATCTTGGCGTGGTTTTTAATTTCAATAGTAACGCCTGGTATTCCAGAGATGTCGCCTTTATCTAGCGTGGCACCAGCAAGGCGACGATCTACATATGGAAACCATTGCTTCAGATACTTAACTACATCTCGTTCAGCACCTGAACCTTTAGCTTTAGACTTAGAACTCATACCTCTAATACTTCCTGATTATAGTCTTTGATTACATCTTCTAAGTACATAGAGGCTGGATCAAATGATAACTCTACATATGTATTGCCAGTCTGATCTGCTTTTCCATATCGGTTCTTCACAGGTGCAACACATAAGTACATATCTAATCCAGTAGGTAGAAGCTTCTGACCTACCGTCAATACCATAGCAGGTATCTGATTAACCATACCTTGAAGTGATGATCTTGGTTGACAAGGTGTTCCGTTGAATCCTTCTTTAGTATGGTGTAATACAAGTACGCAAGCATTGGTATCTCTTGCTAAATACTTTAGCTCTTTCATAGCCTGTCGCATACCTGCAAACTCTTCATGTCCATCCATTGCAATGTCCATTAAGTTATCTACTACGATAAGAGTAGGACTTCTACCCCACATAGTTTCAAATGCAGATACTTCTTCATCTAAATCCTTTAGTGTAGGACTAGGTTCAAACGACCAATACAAATGATTGTTATCTGACAATATAGATTCAGCAGTATCAGGACTATTCTTCATTAAGTTCTCAGCCTGTTGCTGCGTCATCTTGCCCGACATAGCCACCAATCGCATAGCCATAGTGTGAGCATTAGTATCAGCAGAGAAGTAAAGAGTAGGTTGCTTTAATCGTGCCGCTATATGCAGAGCAACCGATGACTTACCAGCACCAGGAGTGCCAGCAATAACCGTTACTTCGGCACGACGCAAGACTATACCCGCTCTTGCAAAGGCTTGAAAGGGAGCCGCTAAGGGCTCCCCTCCTACCTCTGTCTTACGAATACTACGCCGTAATGTTTTCACTTACCACCGATCTTTTCATGTTTGTCATATAACATACGAGCAATCTCTTTAACATCATCCCAGCTTTCTTCTTCAATTGCTTTCTCAAGCATTATGGCAAAGAGTTTGTCAGTTGCTACTAACATTACTTAATCCTGTCAGGTACAAATGTATTCCATTCAGGCTCATGTTTTTGTACATAGATGGTCTTACATTTAGTTGGATCACCTTGTGCTGATGGACAGAAGTAACCTTTATAAATACCACCTTGTTTAGATGGTCCTTGTAAAGCTGTCATCTTTCCATGAGTACATGTCCGTCCGCCCCCAAGAGCGGGGGCTCCACTAAAAGGTGGTACATCCTGAGCTATCGTTGTAGCTCCCAATGCTTTCTTTGCATACTCAATTGATGAAGGTGCTGGTTTTATAAAGCCCTCCAACTCCGTCACTGCTGATTGCAATGACGCTAACGATGAGGAAACTATCTGATCTAGTTCCTCTGAATTGTTAGCACGAACAGTAACAAGTGAACCTAACGGTGACTTAACTGTTATGCTAATTGGTGCTTCGGTGCTACTCATCTTTCTCCTTTAGTTTGGTACCATTCACATTGTGCAGAGTATCCACACATGTTGCAATGATCAAAGTTAGGTAAGAATATATTATTCTTCCTAGCCAGATCAAACATATTGACAAGCGTTTCGATCTTGTCGTCATCCATGCCGGCAAGATCGAACGGCTGAGATAACTCACCCTCTCTAGCCATCCAGTAATATCCTTTAGTCGCTTCAATCCCATACACTTTACGCAGTCCATAAGAATAGAAAGCTAATTGCAAACTGGATTTAGGTGTAGTCTTTCCAGTCTTAACATCTACGATTACATACTCACTGTTATTGGTATCATAAAAGACACGATCTAAATACATCTTAACTGTTACGCCATTGATAACTGGATTCATTTCTAATTCAATACAAAGCTGTGGCTTATCCTCTTTAGTCTGGGCTATAACCATATGAGGATTAGCCCAACGCCACTCAACCCAATTCTCATAGAACTTATAACCATTGGTAAACCACCAATCCCCATCTTCAGGATTGCGATACTTGCTAGCAACACGCCATGTACTAGATGTACTTAGATCATATTCAGGGCGTTCACTTTCAGTTTCTTTCCACCAAAGTTTCCAGTCATCTAACAACCCCATTACTTACACTCCATACAATAGTTGCCTACTCTAATCTCACCATGAGATACATAATATGTAGCACCACAGTGATGGCATACAACTCTAACTAATCGTTTCCATTTAAGATCCTCTTTAAAATAAAACGGATTACGAATCCTTAACCTCATGGGTTTCTCCTGTCATATTCTTCTGTTGCACGGTGCACTGCTGAACCACCATAGAACCACCATGCTGGTAGTTCAGGTAGTCTTTTAATTCTACTGAGATAATATTTCCAACCGCAAGAAAGCCATTCAGTTAAGCTTGAGTAAGATATATGTTCAGGTAATTCGTGGTCGTCAATAAAGACCATAGCTCTCCTTTGTTAAGGTTAAACAGGTAGGTAAGGAGAGAGCCAAAACCTACCTATCTAACCGCCCTAGGATACCATAGGTAGGACGGAGGTGTTGCACTACCTATGTATGAAGCTTACATGTGTCTAATAACCAGAGTCATAGTCATAGACATTTGGTATAGCCATGCTATTTACTTTTGATTTCTGATTCCAGAAGCCACCGTTGTAGCACATGCACTCCTCTCTTGCTGTCTCACAATCAAAACAGTATTGACAGAAGTGGCATGAATATGTAGACTCAACTATCTCACTATCTAAGATGGCTTGACATTGAGGACACTCATAAGGTATCTCTGGATTATACGCTTCAACTTGCGTAGGCTTGGGTGTAGTACGGCTGGTATAATAGTCAGCATCCCAAAAGCTATAGGGCTTTGTGGATTTCCACCGACTACCATAATCTAATTCACATGAATCATTAGACCACCATACTCCACTCTCATCCTCATTACCTTTGTCTTTGTGATATATGTAGCATTGATACTCAGCTTGAGGATCAACAGTTAACACACACACTTTGCTACCAGTAGTGAAGTCATCAATGATATTAGATAACTGATCATTATCTAATGCTTTGATACCACCCATTGCAGGTAGTACATCCTCTGCAAAGATACGAGTATCACTACGATCAGTGTTATCTTCTAACACAGATAAGATACCATTGTGGGCTAACCAAGTTTGGTTATCTCCACCTACTGAGAATGGATGACAGTTAGATATATTTGTAGAACCATGGGTAGCAAGACGGGCATGCCACATAGCATAGCCTTCTGGAAACTTACCTCTTAGTTCCAAGAATCTATTGATAGATTCATCAGGATCCATAGTCTTTTCAACTATGATTCTTTTGTCAGCAGGCACGACGATAGCAAAGCCAAAGCCATGCGGGTTATTCAAAGCAGAGTTCTCAAGCTTCTCTCTACTTGGTATTACATTTGGTGGTACTACGCATAACATACACATGTTATACTCCCTCTCCTTGTAGTGTTCCTACATCTTGTAGGACTCTTTCTTTGATATCAAACAACTCATTCATAATAATGAATAAGTTACTGTATAACTCAGCGTTGCTAGTTACATAAGCAACGAATCTAGACCAAGCAAATGGACGCTTACGGGCTGATAGCTCCATGCTTCTAGTGAACTCGGCTACTGCATGAACAAACTCAATAGCAGATAGCACTCGTTCTTTACGCAATGAACCACGGAACACACGGACTTCTAAGGTATGTGGGTTATTAACATTGACTGCTGCATAACGCTCCCATCCTCTGCCTTTGTTCATGATCTTTTCAACTGCTTTACCTTTGTGATTAAAGCTAGCAAAGTCAGATGCACGACCAGCTAACTTAGTAACCTGAGCTTCATTATCATAAATGAACTTAGTAAACCTAGCCTCATGTGATTTGTTAACAAAGGCTTTGATACCAATGTGAACATGCAGACCACAGGTTGTGGTGTCCCAAGATCTCATACCATAATTTCGTATTGTCTTTAAGAAAGACCAATCAAGTTTATGATATTCATCTAATGAATGCGGATGAGTTACAATCTCAAAGCCAGTGTTAAGAGAACCATCCTCCTTAAGATAAGCATGATCACCTAGTATATCGGCTACCTTTTCAGCAGCATCATCTCTGTTTTCATACTCATCATTAGATTCATTGTCATCATTATGATCAACCTCAAGCTCGAAGCCCATATGAATATGAGAGTCACCAAAGAATTTAGGACGAGGTTTATAGCTATAGTGATTGATTACACTAGATGATTCTGAATCATAATCACAGTCATGATCGTCATTCTCACGACGATCTCTGCCGCAATTACTACAATCAAAGGTAGAAGTATAGCAACTGCCACAGTAATAACCATCTCTAAGATCAGAGTAATAAACATTCTCTTCATACTCTGTAAGATAGCTACAACCTTCACAATGCCAAACCTCTTTTGCATCTACACAGTAATGGCACATCTTGACACCATCAACTGTCTTGATGAAGTCTCTACTTATACCAAAGGTATCACACTCTGGACATTGATATAGACAACCAACATGTGCTTTAACTTTTTGAGATTCTCTTAACCAGTATCTATGTTCTACATCTATAAGCAACCACTTGTTTGATGCAGATTCAACTTCAGTTAAGCCTAGCTTACCACACACATAGCAATCTGATCTTTCTTCTTTATGTAATGGAGCAATCTTTACTGGAAATAAAGTTGATCTTATATCATCTTCTGAATAAGTTTGCCTGAACCTTAATAGTTCTAAGTTGCCAGTAAGTCTAGAAGTTAAACACCTCCAGCATAGTTGAGTATCAGATGGACTAACTTCTGGATACTCATAAGTATAAGCATGCAATGGTCTTGGTTGTTCACAAGATACACATACACCATGACCATCAGTGACAACAGCTAACACTTCAGGTAGTGCTGCTATCTCTGCTCCTGATAGAACTTCTTCATAGAATGTATGTCGAAGTATCAGTTCGTTGATATGACTTTTAAGATTTAACCTAAAGTCTATTACCTCTTGTGGAGGTATTTTCTTTTTAGTCATCTCTCTCCTTCTTTCCTTTCTCTCTTAGTACCAACCGTGTTTACGGTGGTGTGCCCAAGCGATAGACGGACGTCCATATCTATCTGATATGTAAGCCAGCCCCCGCTCAATTTGCAGCGGGGCTGGCGCTTTAGGATCCAGTCCTAGTATCTGTGGGATACCCCCCGCATTCTTACCTGTGTTTCTGTCTGCACTCTTATTGAAAGCATCATGCCTCCAGTTAGATTCAGCAGTCCACAATTTATTCAGAGCTATAAACTCTGATGAGTTC